CAGGATTTTTAAAATGATTAGATTATCTATGTCCGAAGTTCTATCTGAACTTCCAAAAAAGAAAACAAAAGCTGATAAGGTTGCATGGCTTCGTGAGAATGACAATGTACCTTTCCGCAATGTATTGCGTTTAATATACGACGAGAGTATTGAGTTCTTGTTACCCGATACAGCTCCGCCATGGTCTGAAAACCAATTTGAAGATGAAGCAAAAACTATGCTTTATAGAGAAGCAAGACGCTTAAAAATCTTTATTAAAGGTGGTGGTTACGATGATATGAAAACAATTAAGCGTGAACAATTATTCATTAAACTTTTAGAAGATATTGATAATGATGATGCTAAGCTATTAGCTCATAACATGTTATCTCATACAAAAGTTAAAGGATTGACCCTACCAACATTGTTAGAAGCCTTTCCAGACTTGCTAACAACTCCGATGGATATGCGATAGAAGGAATGCAATTATGCCTAAGCGATTTAGAGATTATCGCAAAGGTGACGGCTGGGGAGATGACCCAAGAAAGTTAGACCGTCAAAATGAAAAGCGTAAAAACAAACGCCGTCAAACAAAACGAAAGCAAAGGCTCAAAGACAAGTATGACTACTAATGTTGCTATACTTACGAATTTTCGTACAGGTAGCACTAATTTTACATTACAAAAAGCTGAAGAATATGATTTGCCATATAAAGGTGAATTGTTTTCGCATGAGCGCCAATTTCCTATTGGTAATTTATTAAGTAGTTCTGAGTTTAATGCAAAATACAAATATAAAGATCGTAATATTGCCAATTATGCTTTAAGTAATTGGAATATATTTGATGAGCTTAGAGCAGGACATCCGGCTTGTTATAAAATTATGCCATCTCATTTTCACAAACGAATGCATCAGCGAACTGCAACAGATATGTTTCAGCTACAAACTGTATTAGAGCATGCTGATAAAGTCTATTATCTTTATCGCCGAGATTTACGTGCTCAAATTATGAGTTGGTTAGCTGTTCGAAGAGATGGCTCGTTTGGACATACAGGTTTTATTACCAATGTACCAATGACTTATAAAACTAAAGAAGAAGATTATGTTAAACGTATGAAACAATTACATGGTGGAGAAATAGTAGGCGAAACTTATCAAGCTACATTTGACGCAGATGACCCTGTATTCCACGCAAAAACAACTATGTCTATACAATCATTGGTTCGTCAATTAGTAGAAAATTACGACGATATGGCTGAAATGTATAAAAGGGTACCAGGTGAACTAGTTTGTTACGAGGATTACTTTGTTGGTGACAAATATAATCCCTATAATAGAGAGATAACTTGGACTGGTGAGCCTGAGATTGACCAGTATGTAACAAACTGGGACATAGAAAAACTATTCAAATAAGGGTTGACATTTACAGTAAAACATGTTACAATATCTAATAATGAATAGGAAAAGGATAAATTATGGACCATAGAACTGATAAATTAATACTAGTAGATTGCGATGGTGTACTACTAGACTGGAAATACGCATTTTATAAATGGATGTCAGAAAACGGCTACGAAGTTGTAACAGAAGGTGTTTACGATGTAGCAGAAACTTTCGGTATAACAAAAGACGAAAGTAAAAAATTGGTAAGACAATTCAACGAATCAGCAAGGATTGGATTTCTACCAGGGTTGCGAGATGCAATCAAATATGTTAAAAGATTACACGATGAAGGATATATCTTTCATTGTATTACCAGCTTAAGTACTGACTTTTATGCTGGAAAGCTCAGACAGCAAAATCTAGAAAAACTTTTTGGACCAGCTGTATTTGAGAAAATAGTCTGTTTGGACTGTGGAGCTGATAAAGACGATGGGTTATTACCATATAAAGATAGTGGATGTATCTGGGTTGAAGATAAGCCACTTAACGCTGAATGTGGATATAATTTAGGGCTAAGGTCAGTATTAATTGAACATTTATTTAACTCTGATTACGAAAACGATTCCATTCCAAAAGTAAAAAATTGGAAAGAAATATACGAAATGATAGTAAAATAGTAATAAATAAAATAATGATAGATTGGATATTTAATTAATGCCAACATACGAATTTCAAAACACCGAAACCGGTGAAACCTTTGAGAAAATTCTTAAACTCTCAGAGCGCGAACCCTACCTCAAAGAAAATCCTCACTTAAAGCAAATAATTTCTGGAGCACGACCTGTGATTGACAGTGCTCGACTTGGTCGTATGAAACCCGACCAAGGTTTTCGTGATATACTTTCGTCAATGAAAAATAACAAAAGCTATACAGGAAACAAGATAAATGACTGGAAATAGAAATTTATCTTCCATTAACAAGGAGATTATATATGTCCAAACAACGTCGTATTTCACAAAAGGAGAGAAGAAGACTCACTAAGAATGGTAACGGAACACTAGATAGAAAATTTAGTATGCGACCCATTCAGCCAATCACAGATACTCAACAAGAATTATTTGATGATTATCGAACAGGCTATAATATAGCTGCGGTTGGTACGGCAGGAACAGGTAAAACGATGTGTGCATTATACCTTGGTCTAAATGATATTATGAACAAAGATGAATATGACCAAATTGTAATCGTACGCTCGGCTGTACAAACAAGAGAACAAGGTTTTATGCCTGGTTCACAAGCTCAAAAAGAAGCAGTTTATTCAGTACCTTATGCCGATATAGTAAATGATTTATTTGGCCGAGGCGATGCCTGGGAAATTCTTAAACAGAAAAACCAAGTAAAATTTATGACTTCATCTTTTGTGAGAGGATTGACATTTGATAATTCGATTATTATAGTCGACGAATGTCAAAGCATGACGTACCACGAGTTAGATAGTATTATTACTCGTGTTGGTGAGACAAGCAAAATTATTTTCTGTGGTGACACAGCTCAAGATGATTTAGCAGGAACTAGACACAAACACGATGTCTCTGGTCTTAGTAGTTTTATGAAAGTACTAGAAAAAATCCAGAGCTTCAGCGTAGTAAAATTCGGCGTTGAAGATATCGTAAGAAGTGGATTAGTGAAAGAATATATTATTGCTAAAGAACGTGCAAATAAATTACAAGTTCATACGCCCATCAGCTATGGAACAACCAAATTTGCAGTAGCGTAATAAATAAAAGGAGAGAACATAATAGGGGCTCCGGCCCCTAAACTCCTTAAGGTAAAATTATGACACAACAAACTATAGACGACTACAGACTGACTTGGCTTACTAAACAAGTCTTTAGAGTAAAATTGAGTGGAGCAAGACAATCAGAATATTTTGATTGGATTGACGAAAACGTAACTGAACGTTCTTACACTCATGCCTATAATGCTGAAACTGATGAATATACATTTATGTTTGAATTAGCAGCTCATGCAGATGCTTTCAGAGAAAAGTTTTTAGGCGAATCTAGAACAGTTGACGTAGTCTAAAACAAAAAAACGGAATACATTATGGCTTTTAAGCACTTTGACCATGGTATTGATTTACCACATTTAACTAGAAAAACAACAAACGAAGGAAGACGATACTTTACTCCAGCTGGAGATGCGTATCCTTCTGTTACTACTGTACTTGGCATTCTAAGTAAAGCAGCTATTATTGCATGGCGTAAACGCGTCGGCGAAGAAGTTGCAAATAGAATATCAACACAAGCATCACGCCGAGGGACTGCAGTTCATAAAATTTGCGAAAATTATATTGATAACAAAGATGATTGGAAAGAAGGTGTACAACCCGCAAATATGTATATGTTCAATACAATGAGAACCGTTATTGACAAAAAGATAAATAATATATGGTTCCAAGAGTGTTTTCTTCATTCTGATGAATTAAGGACAGCGGGACAAGTAGATTGTATTGCAGAATACGAAGGTGAGCTTTCAGTTATTGACTTTAAGACATCTCGTAGATTGAAGAAAGCAGAGGATATTGAAGGGTATTTTATGCAAGTATCTTTTTACGCTAAAGCGTTTAATGAGATTACAGGGCAGAATATATCCAAAGGTGTTGTATTGATTGGTGTAGATGATAATGACCCGCAAGAGTTTATTATTGACACAAACGAATATCTAGAACACTTTAAAGCTGTAAGGGAGAAGTATTCAGAACTGCATGAAAAAGAGACGATACATTTTAGCTGATAAAGATATGGGTGTATTCTTAGGTACTTACGATGGTCGTGAACTAGGGTACGAAGATGATGGAAGAGTATTTGCTTGCTTTTCATCAAATAACCCATTTAATCTTACAACAGCATGTTCTTTTAGAACACAAACTGCAGCAGAAACATTTGCAAAAGATATGTTTGCACCAAGTAAACAAAAGAAACTTACTGCACTAGAAGTTGAAACAGAATCAGAATTTCCTAGTGTAGTTGATATCATCAAAGCTGGACATGGTGCTGCAGCTGGTGATATGCTTGAAATACTTTTTGAAAATGGAAATCAAACAATACATTAGGGGTTGACAAACACAAAATAACGTGTTACAATAACAAGTATGATAGACAAAAAAGTAATAAGTGAAGCTACAATGTTTGCCATAGAAGCACATGGTGACCAGCGTAGAAAATATACAGGTGAACCTTATGTTGTTCACCCAATTCATGTTGCAGACATTCTAGAAAAAGAAGTTGAAGCTACAACTGAAATGCTAGCTGCAGCTATATTACATGATGTCGTAGAAGATACTCCTGTTACATTAAGAGATATCAAAGAAAAGTTTGGCGATACAGTCGCTGAATATGTTCATTACTGCACCAACGTGTCTGAAAAAGACGATGGGAACCGTGCGTTCCGCAAGAAAATGGATGCAGACCACTTCGCTTTGGGCCCAGCCGAGTCCCAAACAATCAAAATAGCAGACCTTTTGTCTAATGCTGATTCTATCATCAAGCATGACCAGAAGTTCTTCCATAAAGCTTTCAAGCATGAAAAGCAATATATGCTTAACATCTTGACAAAAGCTGACGCAAAACTACTCAATAAAGCCCAAGAACTCTTAAAAGAGCATTGGGACAAGAAATAATTTAAAACAATTTCAACTTTTTTCACAAAAAGGGTTGACATTTGTAGAATAGCGTGTTATAATAGTCTCATAAAATATTAAATGGAAAGGAATTATTATGACAAGATTTGACAAAACACAATTTACATGGGACGGAATGTACCTCATGTACAGAGGCGATTACATCGGTTCTAAGACTATGGACGAAGTACATCCTGACTGTCACCCATCATGGGTAGGCAAAGTAAAACCTGCTTTTATCGCAAGACATAAGTATGGTTCTTTCCCTTACAAATCTTGGATTAACTGTTTAGTTGACAACTACACTGTTGAGGAATACCTCAAAGTTTCAACTGAACTTTCACCACTTGAAGCTGTCAATGCTGTCGGATACTCTGGCAGAGGCCGTTATAACAGGAGGGCTGCATAATGAATATTCTCCCAAACGAAATCACAATTGCTGGTGACACTCATACTAAGCAACGTTTTGGTATGGCGTCTATCCACGACGAAAACAAAACTTTTACAGGTGATGTTCTATTCACCGACCAACTGAGAGCAGACCCACAAGGCAACATCTGGGATAAGAGCATCGAGATGAAATTTGAAGATACTGCACAAGTCGATGGCCTCACAGTTTGGAAATCAAATGGCGAAATCCCTTTCGCAGACATGTTACTTGACTTTGTTCAAATTGGTGCAATCACTCTTGAGCAAGCTGAGTTCTCACTTATTCAAAGAGCAAAAGACGATAAAGCTTCTCTAGCTACATTGTATAGAGCTGAAGATGGCAACATTTACCTTGGCGAAGGTGCTCTTGATTATCGCAAAGAGCGTCTTGCACAAATTGCAGAATACGATTACTTTGTTGCATAATTTGAAACAAATTGAAAATAATTGCAAAAAAGGGTTGACAAAACGATTTTGTTTTGTTATAATATACCCAACAAATTGAAAAAAGGAATACATTATGAGCGACATATCAATTCAACAATTCATTACCAACTTTAATGATGGTAAGTATGATTCAGACGACTACCAAACTCAGTGCGATGCTGGTTGGTACGACTGGTTCTGTAAGCAATCTTCATTGCGAAACAAAACAATCTTCTTAACAAAGAAGCTCAAGCAACTTTGTTTGTCTGATAAGATTGATATGAACAAGCACTACGTGTTTTTCAAAAACAACTGTGGCAACGTCTTGTACGACGACTTCCGTATTTGTTCTTTGGATACTGGTGATGTATTGTACTGTGTAAGTCCAAATGACCACGGACGTGCAACAGTTTGGGGTAAAGATAATAATTTCGATGCTCCTTTGGTAGATGGTAAGTGGAAGGATGTTAAAGCATTCTTCGGCGTTTAATTAATAATTGAAAAGGAAAATATATTATGGCACATGAATTAGAAATGGTAAACGGTGAAGCTCAAATGGCATATCGACTCAGCAAGGGTGTACCCTGGCACGGTCTCGGTGTTCCAGTTAGCGATGACATGACACCGTTGGAAATGATGAAGGCAGCTGGTCTCGACTGGACTGTTCGTAAAGTACAATCTTTCATCGATGTAAATGGTGAAAAGATTCCAACAGGTCAGCAATCTCTTATTAGAGAATCTGACAACAAAATTTTGACAAACGTTGGTGACAACTGGAATCCATGTCAAAACGAAACAGCATTCGAGTTTTTTAATGACTTCGTAAATGCTGGAGATATGGTAATGGACACTGCAGGTTCTATCAATGATGGTAGAATGGTATTTGCAGCTGCCGACGTAAATGATGGATTTACACTCTTTAATGGTGACGAAGTTAAAGGCTATTTGCTTTTCTCTAACCCACATGTTTATGGTAAATCAATCGACGTTAAATTTGTAATGACTCGAGTTGTATGTAACAACACATTGTCAATGGCACTTACAGAAAAAGGACAACCTGCTGTAAGGCTATCTCACAGAAACGAGTTTGATGCTGAAGTAGTAAAAGAGCTACTTGGTATTTCACACACTCGTGTTGAACAATTTAAAGAAGCTGCAGAATTTCTTGGTTCCAAGAGATATACTGACGAAGCTTATATCAAATTCCTTGCAAAGGTATTTGGTACATCCTCACAAGAAAACAAGGTTCTTAGCAGAACTGGTGAACGTGCATTAGAAATTGTTGAAACTCAACCAGGAGCGAATTTCAAACCTGGCTCATGGTGGAATGCATATAATGCAGTAACTTATTTGACTGACCACGAACTCGGAAGAAATGCTGATACAAGAGCAACATCTTCATTGTTCGGCGGAAACGCAAGACGAAAGCTTGATGCTCTTGACCTTGCAGTCGAAATGGCGGAGGTAGCGTAAGCTACCTTCCTTGAGGAAATAAGTGCTATTATTTTTAGCAAAAGGGTTGACAAATTCATTTTTGTTTGATATAATAGTACTTATAAATTAAATTAAACTTTGGAAAAGGATATATTATGGTAAAATTGGATAAAAACGGTAAAGTCAGAACTGACGCTTATGTAGGTACATTCTCAACAGAATGTTCAGGTGACATGTTGGAAGTAGAATCTATCAAAAACATGGTTAAGCATATGAATAAAGAGCTCAAGTATCACAACGCTCTTGATAAATTTGGCAGACCAATTAGATTCAGAACAACTCTTAAGGCAAGAAAGCCTATCAATAAAATCAGAAACGCAAGAACTGGTAAACTCAGAGGTTATACTTCTTTTGGCGATGTGATTGGTGGAATGGCAAATGCTGCTGAAATGGATGTGTACATTCACAGATATCTATCAGACGCAATGTGGAAAATGGGAAGGTATTCATAATGGAAAAACCAGCTTTACATAGAAGAGCTCTTATGTTCGTCGTAGACAGCTGGAGGCTCGTAATGGATGCAAAATACAATCCACTAAGATTTATACCAGACCCAAGCTTACAAGCATACTTCACATTAGTACTCTTTACTATGTGGTCTGTTTATTTTGGATTTGTAGCATCTTACTACATGGGATGGATTGGCTACTCTACAGTAACAAGTATTTTTGTACACTTTGGTGTATTGTTTCCAATCATCATGACTAATGCAGTGTTTAAAGATGCTGAACGTGATGGAGCAACTTGGGTGCAAGACTGGAGACAAGAACAATCAAGCTTCAATCTCTGGAAAAAAATCTCACAAAGAAACTTTGAGAAAAGAGTTAAGTGGGATATTG